TTTCTTTTACCTTTTGGAATAAATGAAATACCTATATCATAATTAAACTCTTTGTCATGCGACCATGTAGATATATATAAAGACACTTTTATTATATACACACCTTCACCTGTTTTATATTCATAACTTGTTTCCATATATCTCAATAATTTAAAGTGTTCAAAATAAGCATAAACAACCCGACGAATACGAACATCAATCCTATTACCATGAAGCCCAATAAAGCTTCAATTTTATTTGCCTTTATTAATTTTATGTATGTTTTCATGATATTTTTTTAATGTTTAATTATTAATTCCGACCCCGAAGGGTTTCGCTGAGTTTCACAGCTCATCAGGGAATATTTTTAGTTATTTTCGTATTAGTAGACAAATTCAGAAATGTCAAAATTGAAATTATCACTAAGCATTTTATAAACTTCTTCCCCTAGTTCTTGTGTTTTTTCAACATTACCATTCATTTCTTCAATTTCTTCATCAGTTAAATACTGATAAAAATTGTTTTCGTTTGCATCAACTTCATGAATCATATACTCTGCTACATTACCGTTAATAAAACTTTTGTTGTCGTTTACGATTGCTTTTGCGATTTGTAAGGCTGAATTTTTCATTGCTTTATTTTTTAAATGTTTAATTATTAATTCGATAAGCAAATATAATATGATATTTTGAAAAAACAAAATCTTTTTTCAAAATAATTTAAAATAAAAAATCCGTGAAAGCATAACTAACACGGATTCAATAGATTGTAATTAAATTATTTTATAAATTTTTCTTTATAATCATCCAATCAATATGGTCAGGGAACTGTAATGTTTCTGTTTTTAGAGAGGATGTTTGTTGCTTCCATAAAGCCACATCAAAACCATTATTTTTGAAAAAACTCATGTAAATATTAAACATATAGTTGGTTACATCCTTACCCAATAAGTCGTTATAAGGATTGATATTCTTATTAGACGGTTTCCAAGCTTCAATTAAGAATACTTGAACGTGTCCTGTTATCGGGTTTTTGATAACGATATATTGCCTGTTGTCTTGTTCGGCAATATCATTTAGTCTTTGAAAGTCTTCCTGTGTCATTCTCCTGTCATTTTTTTGATTCGTTCTTTTCTTATTTCATTAATCATTTCCTTACCACCTTCTTTCTTTTGAGCAGTCTCATATCGCTTTTTTATCATTTTCTTTTTATCTTCATTAGATAAACCAGCGAATTTAGCAATAGAAGGAAAGTCAGATGTTTTATACTTATCAGGCATCTCAAAAGATAACCTTTCATTACACGTTTTGCAGGTTGTTTCTACCTTTCTTTCTTCTTTAGTGAGGTAAATACCACCTGCAATAAAAGCATCCATTTTTAATAGCTCAACTCCCTTGTTGAACTCAGTGCATTTTTCGTTTTTACATTTCCACATAGTTATTTAAAATTACGTTTACAAAATTCGCATATTAAAAGTGAATCCACTTTTCCATCATGGCTTTTCTTACATCTTTCAGAAGCTCTTAAATCAACCTTAGGAAATAACCTTTTTGCAGCCATTTCAGACATTAATTTAGTGTTATTCACCATTGTTTTGCCAGTACTTGACTTCTTTTGTTGAACAGCAATACCTTGATGTAATTCTTTTTGCCATTTCTTAGGAGCTATTTTAGTATAAGGAACAAGTAATGAAACAAGTATTCCCTCAATTACACCAAGCCCGAAGCCAAATGAGAAAGTTGCTCCTGCTGATGAATTAAATAGAGCATGAACATCCTCAACTACACAATGTATATTTGAATCAGTATTAGCTATTTTAAATAGCAATTCAAATAAGTTGTGTATATCAAATTCTTTACCGATTAATGGAATAGGATGAAACGTAATTGCTTCACCCTCCATAATACAAATATAACCTTCTTTCCCTGGGTCTATTCCTATATATAATTTACTCATGGAATTAATTTAAGGTTGCCACTTTAATAAGAAATTCATCAAATTCACGGTCTTTATTTGAGTAATCAATTATTTTATTTTCCAGCCACTCGATACATTCTGTGTTTAAACGGTTATACTTCTTGCCAGTCTCTCTTTTGTAATTTAACTCTAAATCTAGTTGTGTAAATCTATTCATAGTTTTAATTATTATTAGTTATACAAAAATTTTCTTTAAATATTCAATATCTGTTTCTAATCTACTGCCGTTTGAATCTTTTACAAATATAAGGCATTTATTTAGATTGAAATTAGTTTGAATGTGAGAAGTAATAAGTATAGGATATTTGAACTGTTGCAGCGAGTTAATCACATTATCAAGACCCATGCTATCTAAGCCATCTACAGCCTCATCACTGCTTATGAAATTAAGTCCACCGTACTTATTACAATGATTAATTACATTCTGCAATGAGATTATCATAGCATATTCCAATCTAGCTCTTTCACCTGCTGAAAAGCTTCCAAAACTTCTTACTGTGTCACCCCTGTAGATGTAAGGAGTTATTTCCTCAGATATACTTCCATCTGCTTTTAGTTTAAATCCTTCAAGCTTTATTCTCATATCAGACTTCATATCAATAAGGGCTTTATTGCAGAAATCTTGCACAATTCTCAAAGATTGAGTTGCTAGGTGCATCTTAAACCGCTTGAAATGTCCAGTCCAAATGTTGATATTGTAAAGCTCATCTTTTAATTTATCTACAACAGTTTCCTGAACTTTTATTTCAGAATTTATTTGAATTACAATAGCTTTTAATTCCTCTATTTTAGGATTAATTATCGGCTCATTTTTCAACTTTTCTATAGAGGTGAGGTTATTCTCTACAATATCCATTAACTCGCAAATTTGAGCCTCTATTCGGCTTATTTCAGAGTTTAAAGAACTATGTCTTCTTTTAATCGGCTCTACTAGTTTGTTAGAGTAGTTTGATTCAATTAAAGTAAGCCTGTTGTTCTTTTTCTTTAAGTCTTGAATCTCTTTTTCAATCAACAGTTCTTTTTCTGAAATAGGTTTAATTCTTACCTCAGTAAAATCTAATACTATCTTTTTTGCTTTCTCTAAATCGCCATTGGTTGAATCAATTAACTCTTGAATTTCTATCTTTCTTTTAATTTCAGAATCAATAATTATATCTTCTTTACCAACAATGAATTTAAAATTACAGCTAGGGCAATTTACTGAGCCTTTAATATTCCTTTCAACCTCATGTAACATTTCGTGAGATTCAGTCAATATCTGTTCTAATTCTAAGTTGCCGTCTTTTAACTCTCTTAATCGGGTGTTAAGCTCTGACTTCTTTTTAGAAAGAGCATTAAGCTCATTTGTTTTGATTGTCAAATCATAATTAGAATGTAAGGTTTCAAGTCTTTTAAGGCTCTTTTCTCTGATTTTAATCATGCTTTGCATTAAAGGATAAGATTCATTTAATTTCAGCACTGATTCACTTAACTTATCAATCTTATCAAGATACTCATTATTTTTAGTTTCAATAACAGCAATCCTATCTTTTATTTCCTGTTTAATATCAACCTGTTTCTCTTTTTCAAGCATTTCAGTAACGGCTTGCAATTTACCCTGCAAGGTGTGAACTTTAGAACCTTCAATCATTATTTCAGATTCTTTTTTAGTTACATCCTGTTTAATGTTATTATCCACACCGTCCAATATTGACAGGTTACTGAAACGGTTAATTAAAGCTAGTTTATCAGTATTTGAACTACTAAAAAATGATTTGAATTTATCTTTAGAAATAAAATAGAAATTCAATAAGTCAGTAGTACTCATATCCATCCACTCCAGTATTTCTTTATCAATCTCTTTTACCATTTTATCTTCAAAAGAATGAATAATGGTGTTATTGATTGATAATTGAGATTCAGAAGAGCCTTTTACCTTTATTTTACGCTCAATTAAGAGCGTTTCTTGTCTAACTGGACAAAATATAGATAAAGACAGGTAAGCTTCTTTTGAGTCGAAATTTACTAGGTTTCTGTCAAGTTCCTTACGTGAAGTGTAGTTTAGTAAGCATTTAGTAATACCTTCAACAAATGAGGACTTACCAGAGCCGTTTGAATCCTGAGAATCAGTTTCACAAAGATTCTTACCTTTTATCTGTTTTGCACCATCCTCGAACGTGTATTCCACGTTCCTGAATGAGAGCCAATCTTTAGCAACGAATTTAATAAGCTTCATTATTCTTTTATTTTAGAAAGTACCTTTGTTTTTATCTCTGTGAATAATTCTATGTTATCTGTTAACAGTTCGATTACTGAATTAATTCCTTGTCCTAGCCTTGTTTCACCATAACTAAACCAAGAGCCACTTTTCTTGATTATTCCCATTTCAACAGAAAAATCAATTATTTCTTGAAATTTATCAATACCAGCATTAAATACGATGTTAAATTCTGCTGTTTTGAACGGTGGGGCTACTTTATTTTTTAAAACCTTTATTCTTGTTTTATTTGAAATAACTGTATCATCAGCATCTTTATTTTGCCCACATCTAGCAACTTCAATTCTTTGACTTGCATAAAATTTTATTGAGCCACTAGAAGGTTCATATATAGGTGAACCAAACATTACCCCAGGTCTCTCTCTATATTGATTTAACATTAATACAATACAATTGTTTTTTGAAGCTTTATTTGCTATAACTGGACACCACTCAGACAATAGCCTTGCAACTAAAGCCATTTTTGCATCTCCAACATCTCCAGCTAAACGAGCTTTTGGAACAAGTGAAGCAACTGAATCAAGTACTATTAAACCAACTTCATCAGCGTCAAGAAAATCAACAATCATTGATATAGCCATTTCTGCATTATCTGGTTGAGATAAATAAAAATTTGGGTCTTTTGCTTCAACATCAACATCAACACCTAATTTTTTAGCATAGTATATATCCATAGCATGTTCAGCATCAATATATACAACTTTCTTTCCTTGCTTTTGAATTTCTGCACATAAATGTAACGCTATGGTACTTTTCCCCCCCGACTCCATTCCCACGATAGAAACTATTCGACCAACAGGATAACCTCCACCAAGTGCAATATCAAAGGCTAAACTGCCACTTGATACTCTCTCAATGTCAATTTTATCCATAACGAGAGATTCTTTACCATGAGATTTAATAATTTTACTAACTACATCAGATATTTTCATAATTTTTATTTTAGGTATTTTAATCCGTTTACACTATCAATCTTTTCACTCTTACACCAATTTTGAAACTCAATAATAACAGTTTCTTTGTTGTGAATTTTTACTTCACTTACCTGCTCAATATCTGCTATCTCAAATTCAATATCTTTCTTAACTACTTTTATTCCAGAATCCCTTAATAGAGTGGTGTCGATAGCTGCAAGTTTAGCTTTATCTCCAGTTATTTCTATTCTAGTGTTTGAGTCGGTTTGCTTTGCAAATTCTTTTATTTCTTTTGCAGTCAAATTTTCAACATCAACTTTAATAGTTACAAATTCCTTGAATGAAGATTTTACAAATTCATGTTCACCATTATTATAGATAAGTGTGAATCCTTTTTGGTTATCCTCTCCAAAATTTGCTTGAATGATAGAAGGTAAATGAAATATATTACTACCTATCGTGTGCGAATTGTGATAATGCCCTAAAAACACTTTATGAAACTTCTTAAATAATGAAGGTTTTATTCCATTATCCACAGTCGTTCCATTATTGTTTTGGCTACCTATTACAGCCCAATGTCCAAATAAGATTGATTTATTCTTTACAGGATTTAATTTAATCATGTTTTCAAATTTATCAATCCATGTTTTTTCTTCATAGAAAGGTAAGAAGTAAGAATCAAAATCGCATCCATCAGCTTTTAAATAAGTTGGTTGTGACATTAAGAATAAAGCAGGATGATTCTGATATGGCAATAAAAAGCTATTATCAGACGAATAATCAGCTTTATCATGATTACCTGGAATAGTGAATAGTTTTTTACCTCTCACCTTTATGTAATCAAGTATTTCTATAAGTGAAACAAGAACTCCCTGGTTTTGAGCAGGTCTAGTTTCAAGTATATCTCCAAGTATAAGCAACTTATCACACAAATGTGTATCTGATAAGTCACACATTTGTTTAATCAGGTCTTTGATGGTCTCAACATTATCACCTCTTAGATGTATATCGTTGGCTTCAATAAATTCTACTTTTCTCATAGTTTTATAAAAAAGAGAGAGGATATTTCACCTCTCAATTTTAATTATTTACCTTGTTGCTGTCTTTCTTTTAAAGCTTTCAATTTAGCAATTCTGTCAGCAGGAGTCATTCCTTCCTGTTTTTCAGGTTCTTTTGCAGGAGTTGGTTCTGGCTCTGTAGATTCAGCTTCATCTGATGTTTCTTCTGTTTCAGAATAAATCGCATCATCCTCAATTTCATTTTCAGCAACCTCCTCACTGGTAGGGAACGGTAACTCATCATTAGCTTGAGCTAATTCATACCATTTTTTAAGTTCCTCACCTGAAATAGCTGGTAATTTATACTCATCACCATAATTTTCAATGATGTAAGATTTTAAGAACTTTTTCATTGCAATAGGTGTTGTAGCTGTTACAACAGCTTTAGCTGCTGGTTTGGGTTCAGGTTTAGTCTCGGCTTTTGATTCCTCTTCTTTCTTTTCAGGAACTAAAGCAGCAATTTCTTCAACTTCATCCATAAATTCATCATTGGCGAAAATACCATAACCGTTTTCTTCGTCAAAACGTTTCAATCCATCAATTGCAAAATTGAAGTCTTTTGTTGAATAAACATTGTAATAAGTGTCCTTTAAAGATTTAACATCTCCAAATTTCATCAACTGTTCATCTGTCGGATTTGTACGTTGGAAAAATGCTTCCCAGCTCTCACCTCTGGCTGGTCTTTCAACTTCAACTTTATAAGTTGTTTTGTTCTTATCATCCGTTGTTTTGGAGATACATAAAGGAAAACCAGTGTTCGGGTCTGAAAAAATGTCAAGAGCAAATACATCATCTCCAGATTCTTTTAACGAAGCTTCGTTCATGTCTTTCATCCACTTTTCAAACAAACCTGCTTTTACAAGTTCATGAGAGCTATTCCAACCGTAGCAAACAAATTCGGTTGAAGGCTTTATGCCTGATACCCATTTGCCACCAGCCCTGTAACCGTTTATAGGATTTAGATACTTTTTAAAGTCTTCACTGCCCCTGGTGTGTTTTTCTTCTGCTTGTCTAATCACATAACCAATGTAAGTTTCAATTACATCTTTAGGAATTAGAGGTTTACCAAACTCATCTTTGCCTGAGTGAAAGGTAGAGATAAAGATTTTTTTAAGTTTTACCTCAAACTCACCTGTTGGTTTGTAATCAGCATCTCTCTTTTCTACTTTACATTTCAGCATAGCTGTACGTACAGGCACATAGGGAGAGTCTTTAGTGTCGTGTGCTGGTGCTACTCTTAGGATGTTGTTACCAGCTTCAACTTTAAAGAAGTTAACGTAATCACCGTCCCCACCTGTGTTGAAATTCTTACTGTTTTTCTTCGCATCGTCTTGCGTTTTCTTAATTGAGGCAATTACTGTGCCTTGATACTTGCTTCGGTCAAAATTTTTCATTTTGCTTTTCTGTTTTTAATTTATAATTATAAGCCTAAAGGCTCGGTGTTACTTATTAAAATTTTTCTTAATTAATATTCCATTAACTGTCCCTTCAATCAATTCATCAATAAACTCTTTTGGAGTCACTTTAGGGAGCATATTATCTAGTTTCTTACTTTTATCTTGTACAGCCCAATACAGAGCTTCTAGGTAAGCAAAATCTCTCTTAGCTGATATTTCATTGTTCTTGCAAGTTTGATACCCCTTATCTGCTATTATTGAAGACTCTAAAGCCTTTTCAGTAAGTTTTATAGTAATAATACTACCATCGGATTCGGTTATAGTAAATTTACCTTCATTCTTATTGGATTCTTTTCTCCACCGTTTTTCTAAATCAGCTTCCATAATCTGACGTTCAAACTTCTTGCGTTCATATACTTCTTCTGCTTGTGAACGTAATTGAGCTATACTATTGAGCAATGAAGATATTGTTACAGCTTCACCAAACAGATTAGAGTAATCAATACGTGTAATTTGACTTACATCTATTTCGTTTTCAAATTCATTGTAAATTAATACAATTGGCTTATCACCTAGGTGTATAACGTGCTTCATATCTAACTTTCAAATATTATGTTTAGTTTTTTACCCATTATTTTAATAGCTTGCTCGGCTTTTTCTTTAGAGTCAAAATATATACTTCCAATAACTTTATGTGAACAATTAACTACACTATAAACTTTACTGCTATTTTTAAAACAAGTAAACCATTTAAAAGTGTTGTTTAGTTCATCAAAATTCTTATTATTCAAATCATCTGCTATTAATTGCAAGACCTTTATGTAATAAAGTTTTGGTTCTTTAGATTTTAAATCAATATAAAAGGGTGTTTTAAGATTAATCAATTCTCTCTCATAATATTCTAAATCTTTAACCACTGGTTTATTTTCTTTAATCCATTTTTCGCAAGCCTCTTTGGTTGAGAATTGAACTTTTCCCAGTGGAGGTCTCCTATCATTAACCCAATCACAAGTACTAAAATTTATTCTCCAATTTAAGTCTGAACAAGGATTTGTGGTAACGGTATAATAATAATCGTCTCCTTTATAAATACCAACACCATCTTCTGTTTTAAACAAAGGTTCGATAATTTCTGCCCATTTCCCAGAAGAATATATACATTTAGAGTCATGATATAATTTGTCGTAATTTGTGTTATAATCATATTTATCTAAATTGCTAATAACCATTACTCTATTATGGTCTAAATCCATAAATCTAGTACCAGTAGTATAAATTTCTTTAGCTGTTTGTAATAAATATTCTTCTTTATAAGATTTTTCTGTTAATTTTTCAGTCTCTTCTGTTACACTAAACAGTTCTTCATTATCATCAATAAATTGCTGAGTAATAGTTATATTTACATTGTTTAGTTTTACTTTATCTCCTATAGATATGAGAGTTTTTATTTTTAAGTAAATTATCTTTTCCATATCGTTATTGTTATTGTTCATCAACCTTAATTATATCAGATTCAGATACTTTATTGATTGTAGAATTATTTGACTTTTGCCATTCAAGGAACTCAGGATGCAATTTCTCCATATCTTCAACGTTTATTGTAGATATTCCTTTAACTTCTCTTAACCATTTATTAAATTCTTGCATAGGTTTATTTATTTTTCTATTGAAATTTGTAATTTTTCTCTTAAAGTCTCAATACCTAATGTTTGTACTTTATTGTCAATATAACTAGATATATCTTGTTTAGCTTCGGTAACAGTCTTTTCCATAGCTTCATTAAAGCATTTTAGAGTGAAGTTTGTATTACTATTAATACATCTTTTAAGATAATCTAGTTCTCCTTTTATTTCTTGAATATTCTTCTTTCCCAACTTACCATCCATTTTAGAAGTAATAATGTTTATTCTTTCAATGTATTCCTTATAAGAATCAGACATTTCTTCTTCAAATATTTCCTTTTTATTTTAAAAAATGAGGGGATAAAGTTCCCCTCGGACTTGTTAAGCCACAGCTCTAAGCTCAGGCGAAAACATTGATACTACTTTGCCATTTATTGTTGGCTTCCTGTACTCCATCTACCTTACTTACACACCGTCAAAACCACGCAGCCCCGATTTAAAAAGGGCAAGATTTTGTTTTAATTCAGACTTGCCCACCGATAACTGAATAGGCTGACCACCAGTTATGAGTATAACTACCTCTCATAACAATATTCAGTGGAGCTGGAGGGAGTCGAACCCTCGTCCGATATGCTTTACTGCAAATTTCAACGTACAGAAACTCTTAGAATATTATCTTATTAATTTCATTTTTACATCATCATAATCACTTCCAAAGACATTAAACTGAATGGCGAATAGATTAGTTGTGTTTGAACCCCCATCAAAAATTTCAAAAAAACAATAGACTGAAATCCAAACTGAGATATACTCACCAGTAGCACCTTGGTTAAGCTCTGATTTAGGTTTTTTCTCAACCGAAGTGCCAAAATTAGTTATTTTAAGGCTTTTAAAAATAACTGGCACTGTCTGAAATTCAGATGTTTCAAAACTAATTTTATGTGCCCCTCTAGAAATAACTTCTTCCATTTTTACAATAGGTGCAGTAAAGCACCTTTTAAGTAATTCTAGTTGGATTCTATCTTTGATAACTTTTAAATTCTCTTTTGATAATAATTTTTGATTTTCCATGATTACTTGATTCTTAAAGTATAAATACTCGTTTAAATTTTATTATTCTTGAAATGGGTACAGGACTCGAACCTGTATAAATGTTACTGTGCTTCGCATTTTCTTACTCATTGTTTTCTGGCTTTTTAATAGTTTCTCCTCTAGTGTTACAACAGTTTCTCAGAATAAAGTGTTTACCAATTTCACCAACCCATTTAATTTATTTACTTCTTGATTAAGTCAACCCCCTGACTTTAGATTTTTAATTAACAAACTATTTTTTCATATTAAACTTCTCCTTTCCGTTAATTAGTAATTTAGATAAGCAAATATAATATGGATATTTTGAAAAAACAAATTTTTATTCAAAATAATTTAAAATATTTTATTATTCGAGTATAACTATCTGAGTATCATTGTTTGTATTTAATCCTGCCTTACCTCTGTATTGAACCACATTACCAGTTATAAGCATTAATTTACCTTCTGGCTCATATCCCAAGCCGTCTTTTATATCCTCATACTGTTCACTCCAAACAGTTACATCCATAAAGTCATAATTGTTATCTAAGACTATTCTAGCTATATCACCTTTAGATGTTGATTTAATTTCACATGAATGAATATAACCAGCTATACATGCTTTCTTGCGGTCTTTTGCTGACTTGTCTTCACAAAACTCTATATAATCACAATATTCGTAAGTTGTCTTACTTGATATATATGTTTTGTAGAGTAAAGGAAAGTCAAAGAATGCTATTCCTGATAATTGTTTTTGTTGTAAAATCCACCACCAGTTGCAATCAAGTTTATTTCTATTTACATTAAATAAATCTGATTCATCAGCCTTAACTTTGTATTTATCTCTATAAAACTCAATAAGCTGTATTCTGTCTTTAGGTTGCTTAATATTATCTAATTCATCAAATACACCACATATTACAAGATTTTCAACTGTACGTTTATTTACTTTTGAGCTTTTAAATAGGTTGCGGTCTAAAAATTCCTCGAATAAGAAATATTGACCGTTTGATTCTCTATCTTGCATTATTTGGTTGGTAGATGTTTCACCTACTTGTTTTATGGAAGATAAAGCCCAATAAATTGTATTCTTTGCAAAATCGGTCTTTGTATTTGTATCTGAAATATTGATTGACGGAGGCATTATTACAATATCACCTGTTTTATGAATTTCGGAGATGTAACCAGCTACATCATCATCAGAGGCAAAACTTAAAGCTACAGTCCAAAATTCAATTGGATAGTTTACCTTTAACCATTGACTAATATAACCAGTTATTGCGTAAGCTGCTGCGTGTGATTTATTGAATCCATATCCAGCAAATTTTTCCATTGCATCCCAAATATCTACAGCCTCTTTTTCAGGACAACCATTTGATATAGCACCGTCAACGAATCTTTTTTTGAATGTAGGTAGCTTCTCTTTGTCTTTCTTTCCTAAATATTTTCTTATAAGGTCAGTTTCAGCTAAGTTAAAGTTACCAAGTTTCTGACATATTAACATCGTGTCCTCTTGGTAACACATTAATCCATAAGTATCTTTTAAAATATCCTCAGTTCCATAAAAATAATCAACAGCTCTTTTACCCTCTTTTCTTAAAATATATTCATTATGAAAATTATTACCCATTGTTCCTGGTCTATAGAGAGCAACTGCTGCAATTAAATCATTTATATTTTCAGGTTTTAATTGTGTACAGTATTGAGAAAGACCAGAAGTTCCAAATTGAAATACATCTTTATTCCATCCATTTGATAAATATTTATATACTTTTTTATCATCTAATGGTAGGTTATATATATCAATCTCATTACCTGTATTTTCTTTTATATAGTTTACTATCCCCTTTATTTTATCCAATTGTTTAATTCCCAATATATCTTGTTTAAGAAAACCTACAGCTTCTAAATCATACCCCTCCCACTCAGAAACAAGCATTTCTTCATTTTCTTTATACTCTTTTCTTACTGGCATCCATTCCCAAACTTTTTTATCATCTGGAGTAATTATAAAAGCAGAGGCATGAATTGAACGTGATTTTCTTGATTCTAATATTTCAGATAAATCATTAAAAATATTAGAATGAGAATTTATAAATCTTTTTAATTCAGGTCTTTCACTTGCTTTCTTAAAAATATCCGTAATAGTTTCACATTCAGTAAGCATATTGGATATTATATTAGCTAAACCGAAATCTACACTATGACCCCTAGCTAAGTCTTTAAAAGCCCCTTTTAATTGCATTGTGGTGTAAGTACCAACTGAGCAACATTGGTCTTTACCATATTTATCAATTAAATGCTGCTTAACCTTATCTCTATCTTCTTGACAGTAATCACAATCTATATCTGCAATTGAATTTTTTGCCCTTTCTCTTGTTAAAAACCTTTCTGCAATAAGATTATAATCAAATGGGTGTATTTTAGTTATATCAAGTAATCTAGTTACCAAAAAACCAGAGGAACTACCCCTACCAATACCCTGTAAATAATTATTTTCTTTACAGAATTTAGTTTGCTCCCAATTTATAAGGAAATAATCTTGTAAGTGTCCATGATTAATAATATCAATTTCTTCTTCAATTCTTTTTACCTCTGATTCAATATCACCATTGCTATATCTACTTAAACCATCCTCAACTAAAGACCAAAACATATTATTAGTATTCTCAAATCTTTCTTTCTCAACCAATGTCATCTTATATTTAGGTAGATGTTTCTTTCCTGTTTCTATCTTAAAATCACAAATACCACAAATATACTCTTCGTTCTCTACAGCCTTGGTAAATACATCATAAAGTCTTTCATCGGTTTCACCAAACAATTCCGATAATTCTGTAAAATAATCTTCTTTATCTTTGAAGTATTGGTTTTTAGATTGATATTCGTGAAAACCCCCGATTGTATTTAACTTTTCCTTTATGTGATTGTCTTCTTTGTCTAAATAAAAAGCATCTGTAATTGAAACTGATTCAATTTTGCTTTCAAAGAATTTCTTTAAATTTTCAAGATACCATGACTCACGATTATTATCTTCAAATTCTACCGTATCTAACTGATAAAAATCAACATTAAAATCTAATTTGGTATATTCTATTGATTTTGGGTCTGCAATCAAAAAAAGCCCCTCTCTGAGCGTTAAAAACACATCTTTAGCTATAAACCTAGTATTGGTCACATTTACCTCTTTATTTATTAGAAGTAAGTTTCTCCAACCTGTCTCGTTCTGCACATAACATTTTATATCAAATCGGTAATCGTTTTTCTCATCAAATATAGTATATGTAGCTCCTATTATCGGTTTAATTCCCCACTTCTTACATTCAAGTTGAAATTTAAGAACACCAGCAAGAGTATTTTTTTCGCATATTCCAAGGGTTTTGATTCCTAAGAATGAAGCTTTCTTACACCAATCTTTGTAAAGACGTGAGCCGTTTAAAATTTCAAAACAACCTCTTACTCCTAAAAAACTTGAAGTCAATATATCAGAATTAGATTTTCCAATATATTTTAATATATTTAGTTGTGGATTTAGTACTGAATCCGTGTAATAATATTTGTCACCAAAATAAAATATAAATAAGTTAGTTTTTTTTTGATTAACTATTAAATTAAACCCTTCATCAAAAACTACACCTTCTTCATTTGGTTTAATTAATTGATATAAAGAGTTATTTATTTCAAAAATATCATCGTTTATTAACTTAAATGAAATCTTATTTACGTTTAAGTATTTTTTTAATAAATCCATAATTATATATGTTTCCAGCTTCTGTAATTAATAATACTTCTAATATGTCTTCTACTTATTATAAACTTATTAGGTGAATCCAAAACTTTTCTCATAACAATTATTTTATTGTTTTGTAGGTATTGAGTGAGGTTTTTCATAATCCAGTTGATAATGGTGCTTTAATTGTTGAAAATGAATCATAGTTTTCAAATGATATATCTATTGGTTTAAGGTTTTCTATATCTTTAATAGACTTCAAGTTTTTATAAATTTGACAAGTACATAATTCCAACGGTTCTCTTGATAATAATTCATTTACTTGCTCAAAATGATTTTCATAAATATGAGTGTCTCCACCAACCCAAGTCAATTCTCTAGGAATCATATTAACTGTTTTTGCTATTATTTCAAGTAAAAGAGCGGAACTAGCAATATTAAATGGTAATCCAAGAAAACTATCTACAGAACGTTGGTACATTTGCAAATCTAAATAATATCTTGGAGTATTTTCTGCAATCTCTTCTTCTGTTAAAAATTGTCTTTCAACACAATTAAATTGATATAGTAAATGACAAGGTGGTAAAGCCATTTCACTAAAATCAGACAAATTCCAAGCATCAATTATATGATAACGTGATTCTGGATTAGATTTTATCCCATCTACTACATGTTTTAATTGGTTTTTGCCATTCTGGTTTCTCCATTGATAACCATAAACTTTACCTAAATCTCCAAATACATAATTTTCGTTTTTTAGAAGTGATAATGTATATGAAGGGTTTTTTATCTCTTCTAAAAATTCTTCGTATGTAAAAGGATAAACACCATCTTTACCTGTCTCTATATCTCCCATTTCAAAATCACTATCTTTACAATGTTTCAAATACCACCTATAAGCATCTTGATTCCAAATATTACAGCCATTATCAACAAGATACTTAATATTAGTATCTCCTTTTAAGAACCATAATAATTCAGTTACTATACCTTTATAGTACATCTTTTTTGTAGTTACTAAAGGAAAACCTTCTCTTAAATCAAACTTCATTTGAGTACCAAATGAAGTTTTAGTACGTGGCATATTTTCACGAGCTGGTTTCTTCCACTCACCAGTATTAATTATTTGTCTTAATAAATCTTGATATTGTTTCATATCTTTATTTTTGATTAGTTTGTATACTATTTATTCGCTGTTCTGCTATTTTAAAATAGTTCTCGTCTTTTTCAATTCCGATAAAAGAGCGATTAAGATTTTTACAGGCTATTCCAGTAGTTCCAGAACCCATGCAAGGGTCAAATATTGTCATGTTTTCATTGCTATATGTTTTTAGTAAGTATTCAAACATACTAACAGGTTTTTGCGTTGGGTGTAATCCTCTTTGCATGTTCCATTTATTAACTGAGTTAGGGTGTATATAGTCAGAAGTGCCTTGGTTCATTTTTAGTGCCTCTTCTGAGTTATTATCCCAACCATTATTTACAGCAGAATTAAACTTCCGAGGCTTATTGTTTCTTTTGTTTTTCTCATCTCTTAATACTTTTTGTGGGTTGTAAGTAGGTTGTTTCTTGTAAAATATTAAAATACTTTCGTGGTATTTCATAACCCTTTTTTAGCATTTAAAGGGTCAGTTGGTTTGTCTTTGTGCCAAATCAATTCGTATTTAAACATCTTAGGGTTGCTCATAACCAACGCACTTGTAAATGGTTGTGAAGCTGTTGTTATAAATGCTCCGTTTGGCTTTAGTAAATAATTAACCATTTTCCAAAGTTTATCAAATGGAATTATTGTATCCCATTTACAGGCAGTTGTTCCATAAGGCAAATCTGTTAAAATTAAGTCGATGCTTTTAGGTTCGATATTTTTATATAGTTTTAAACAATCGTCATTAAATAAAAAAGAAAATGTGTCCATGATTTTATTTTTTATTTTCTACTTTCTTTTGTTTTATGTACCCTGCCATCAAAATAGAGTAATTAGCAAGGTCAATAAGCGTATCTTCTATACTCTCATCTTTTACATTACACACTCCCTGTTTTACAAATGAATTTACACGACTTATCTTATCCATCATTCTAGTAAGGAAGCCCTGCTCTACAGAAGCTATTCCACACTTTTCAACTACTCTGAAATTTGCAAAAGCATCTTCCGTGAATCCTGCATAGTCGTGATTCTTTGCTCTTGCAATTTCAACCATTTTATCACAACATTTCTTGTGATATTCTAGGTATTGTTCATTGCTTGTTATCATTGTTTTAATTTAAAAAGTTTCTCTACTCTATTTTCTTTTTGATTATGCTTATTTCTTATATCAAGATTCACATTTTTCTCCCAAATACATTCAAAATCTTCGGGAGCTTGATATTCAGAAACTATTACTGTGTTCTTTTTACTTAAATATCTTACTCTTTCCCAAAACTCTTTTGTATCAAACTTTCCTAATGGTTGAGTCATATTTAGATATGGTGGGTCAAGATATATCAAAGCACCTTCATAATCAACCTCTCTATAGTCTTTACATTCAAATTTTACATCTTTCAATGTTTTTATTTTAGACAATAAAGAGTTCTTTGCGTTACTTGCGTAATTTCTACCTAAAGAGCTTGCATAGCCACCAAAGTATTTACCAGCAAATGAACACCCAAAGCCTACAAAAGCAACTAATTCAGGTTCATATTTATCTGGATTCTTTTTTATATCAATATACAATTCCCTATCTATATCAACTGGTGGAATATAACCTTTTTGTAGAGATTTCCAAAGACATATTAATTCTCTATGAAAATCATAAGCATATCTCTCACCTGTCATTTTACACATTATATTTGCACCACCAACAAAAAGTTCAACAAATATTTGATTTTCTTTTCTGTATTTATTTAATACAGAAACTATGCTATCTGCTATTCTATATTTTCCACCGAAGTATCGCATACTATCTCTTTTAATTCGTTTTCAAAAAAACTTAAAATTACCCCTTTACTTTCGTGATGAAAGTTCCATTTTCCAGAATATTTATTTACTCTATTTGATTCAAATTTTGAGTATTTTTCTACTTCGTCAAATCTGCAAAATATAGAATATATATCTGAATCATCTTCAATACATAAGTTAATTAACAACTTTCCTATTTTTGTTTCAATTTCATATCCAACCCATATTGGCGATGAAATTTTTCTAAATGATGGATGATGTTTTTTAATAATTTCTAAGACATCATTTAGAAAATCTGAATACTCTTTTTTAGTTATTTTCATATAGTTTATTTAATAATTTCATTAATAAAATTTAGACTATCCTCTAATTTATTAAATACTGGTAGTCCATACCCATCTTCTGTATAGTAATTTGATGACATTTCTCCGTTAACAACTTTTTGTGTTAACGGCAATATATAATCTAATATAAATATATCTGACGGCTCTTTAAATATATTATATGGAAAGAATGTTCTTTGAGTAATTTTTACCCCTTTGTATTTTGTTTCACAGAGCTGAATACTGTCTCCATGACTCATATAACTTACTACAGGTGTGAATATTAAATTATTTATTTCGTTTTCCATTTTCTTAATCTTTATATATTTCTACTCCTGTTTGTTTTCTTCTAAAATCACTAGTATATTTTGAAGCTAATTGAAATCCTTTAGCTTTCGCTGCTGTTTGATTGAATTTAATCCATACATCCTCATCAAGGAACTCGACATGTACTGTGCGTTTCTTATACACCTTAACCCTTACGAAATTAAAGTTATACCATGTTCCAAATTCCCAATCTTGACAAATATCCCACCAAGAAATAATATTACCATAAATAAGCTTAAATTCAGTTTCTCCAAGTTTTGTTAATTTATAATAATTCTTTTCAAGATAAATTAATCCCTTTTCAATTAAATAATCAATGTGCAAATCTGAGTATCCTGTTCTAGCTACTTTTGCAAAAGAATCATATTGTTTACCCCCTAAATCATATTTTCTTTCAAAATTGGATATTCTTTCTGAGACGCCAGTAGAACTTGATTCATACTTAGTTCCTGTTATATGACATAATGCTTTAGTAAGGTCGTCCATAAAGTAATCACTATGAGAGTAACTAGCCCGACATTTACCACTAAAATTAGTATCAGTTAATCCCCATGCAGGAAGTATAAACTTCTTATTTACTATATATTCAGAGTTTGTTTTCCAACCTTCATGAGAATATCTGTTTTCTGAATGCCTTTCAGTAATTCTATCAAATACTTCAACAATAACCTTACTCATTCTATCTCCATGAGTTCCTATTACCATTTCTATCATTTTATAGATATTTGACATTGTAAATGGTACGTTCTTTTGTTGCTCTACAAACTTATTAAGAAATGATTTTAGTGAAGCTGTCATGTATTTTTCAGCTCCTAATTTTCTGAATACAGTTATCCATGCTGATTTTTGTAGTTCGGATTTGAAAGTTTCAAAAGTTACATCACATCTATTTTTATCTACAGCTTGAAAGTAAATTCCGTGTTCACTTGTTCTTATCGGTTCTATTAGTGAATTAAGCGTATTCTGAGCTGTTTTAACAGATTCAAACATTTTTAAAGCACCTACATACCTTTGAACTATATTTCTTACTTCATTGTACTGCATTAGTCCTACTTGACCTTCTTTTTCTTCTTCATCATGTATATCGAAATACATATCATAGTTTTCTTCCGATACGATTGGTTTAGTAAGGAATATAAGTCCAATCTTTACATTGGTTTTTCTTTCAGCATCAGAAAACACTTCTCCAAGGTTTTCAGAGTAACCGTAGTTCTTTATTATTTGGTTTAATTCAGGCCGTCTATTTGAGTAATCATTATTAATAGTCTCCCAGTTACAAAGAGTAACTATTTCGCATCCATCAGCTGCAATATTCCACATGTGAAGTATATGTTTGTCTACACAAGAAAATGGTGGATTTGCTATTATACAATTGATATGAGATACATCTTCTCTTTTTACTTCTAGGAAGTCACTACCTAAAACCCTATCGACTTTATGACTTGATATTTTAAGCAAATCCTGAGATTTTTCACAGCCGATTATTTGCTTTGGAAATTGCTTTCTAATTACATCAACTAAGTCACCTTTACCCATTGAAGGTTCTAGTATAACTTTATTAAATATTTTTACTTTTGAACAAACAATTTCTGAAACTGATTCTGGAGTTGGGTAAAAATCAGCATTATTAAATATTGACATAAGAAACGAATTTAAGTATTAATTAAATAATTTGCTTTTAACATGAGCAAAATTAAAACATTACTTTTGAAAAAACAAATTATTTAATCAAAATCTTTAAATTATTTTCCTGTATGACCGAAGCCACCTTCACCTCTCTCGGTTTCATTGAGTTCGTCAACTTCTGTAAGGGTTACTGAATCAAATTTACTTATAACTATTTGAGCTATTCTTTCTCCATGTTCTATAGTTATAGGTTTATCTGTAAAGTTTCTTACTATTACACCTATTTCTCCAGTGTAACCACTGTCTATTGTGCCTAAAGCAACATCAAATCCTTTTTTAAGAGATTGTCCGCTTCTAGGTCTTATTTGAGCTTCTTGATTTTTGTTTAATTGAATGCAAAAGCCTGTAGGAATTATTACCCTTGTTTGAGGATGTATAATTACTGATTGAGTTTTCCATGTAGAAAAGTCTGGAGTCATATCTTCTCCGCCTTGACATGTGCCTACTATCTCTATATCACCATAACAAATAAAATCTTCTTTATCTGCCTTATTTTCGATATAAGCTCTAATATCCATACCTGCATCACCTTCTTTTGCATAGGAAGGAGTAACTACATCATTGTGCAACTTTTTTAGTTTAATTTCCATACGAATTTTTAATTTATTGTATTTGTTATTGATTTTAATAATTCTTTGTTTTCATCTAGGAATTGCTTGATGAGAGGCTTCATCTGTTCATTGTACACCTTTTCATTCACATAAGTTGGTGAAATTTCTTCTCCTACAACAGCTTCATGTTCTGTTTCAGGTTCGTCTTTACGAACATAGACTGTTTGTTTAAAATACTTTCCATCTCTAGTAACCCAAACTTCTTTTTTTATTAGATGAGAGCGGTCTATTTGAGATTTAATTATACCATCAACCTCACTATATCCTGACTTTAATAATCTTTTAAAATCATCTATAGTTAGTAGCTCTGGTGTAAAATTCTTATGTATATTGTATGAGCGATTGTATTGCTCCTGTTTATATATATCCATAGGTTATTTATGTTTTGCTTCCAATCGTTTTCTTATCTCTTTTTGCTTGATAGAATCTTTGTTAATTATATCTTGAAAATCAATTTTATTTAATTCTTCACGAGACATAGTTTTATTATAAAACATGTTCATTGATACACCTGTATTATCAATATCTTTACCTTTTTGACCAATCATTACATCAAATTCACCTTTTTTGTTTTGCATTGCATTTATCCAATAACCATCTTTTGCTTCTGCACTTATATTCAACCCTCCATGATTTTGATTTATTGATTGATGAAATTTGTTAGAAAACACCTTACTTATATTAGCAGGTGTATTGTTATTAGCCCCTGTCAATGCTTGACTAAATGGATTATCTGCTTTATCTTTCTTTTCTTTAGAAAGTATTCTTTCTCCAGCTTCTTTTACTGCTTTATCGTATTCTTTATTTAAAGAATCAATTCCGCTTTTAGCTTGTTTGATTACAAGCTGACCAAGTTCTTTTCTAGTAGTTACTTTACTTAAATCTGATATTGCTTGATTGATGTTGTTGGATTCTTTAGCTATCTTGTAATCACCGTTATCTATCATTTCTTGTAACTTCTTTTCACCCATTTTTGTTTTAGTTCCATTTTTAGATTCAATATCATAAATAAAGTTTTTCTTGTCGTAAGTTACAGTTGCTTCATCACGTTTGCCACTACCTGTATGGAATTGTTCAAATTCTATCTTGAAGGGTTTATCTTTAGGAAGGGAATTGTTGCTAAAACCCTTATAATTATCTTGCTTTTTAGATTCAGGTGATATATTAGACTGATAGTTTTCAATTTGTTTTATAGCCCAATCATGCTCCATTTTAGCTAATCTCTCGTAATGAGATTCAGGTTGACCATAAGAAGATTGTTTTTGCATTTCAATGCCATAAGGTTTAAATTCTTCCCAAGTCATTTTATTTATTGGTTTTGGCATTGTATCAGCTATTTTCTGTTTTGCTTCACCTATCTCTTGATTGGAACGCTCATTGACTGGTTTGTTATCAGCCACATCTTCTAAACTATTAAACTCTTTTTTACCTAAATTAGTAAAATATACTTTTTTACCATCTACCTTTAGTAGGCCACTTTCTTCTAATTTTTTGATATAAATGTCACTTTCTACATTAAGAGGTGTTGCAACTCCCTCATCATCTATCCAATTACCAATAGATACAAATCTATACATTCCTTCATGCGATAATTTATACTTATCTTGTATTTCATTGAAAGAAAAAGTTTTACCCTTACCTTCTTCTTCTTTCTTAGCTTCGGGTTTGTCGGGGGATTGGGATTCTAATTCAGTTTCACTAACATTTTCTCTCCAATCACGTTCTTTTTTGCCTAGTGGTGTTAATCCATACTTATCACCGTCTTTGTGCAACAACCCTTTATTAACCAATGAATCATAAGTTTCTTTTGATATATTGGGTGCAACGTTATTACCCTCTTTTTTAGCCTGAGACCACGCTATTCTTGCACCTATTGCAAGAAAATCATTGCTTTCTTCTTTTGTAAGATTGTATTTTTCTTTAATTACATTACTCCTATGTATCAAATTAGCTGAACCAATTTCTTCTTTAGTAAGGTTAGGTTTATCTTTTTCAGGCTTCTTATATTCTTGTTTAGGTAATTTCTGAATTTCTTCAAAATTATCTTCTATAAATTTATTTCTTAATCCAGTTTGTTGAGCAAGTGCAGTTACAACATCTTGTTTTTTAGCATTACCCTTTAGGTTGAATGAATCTTGTAATCCATAAGCTCTTTTAAAAGCATTTAATATAAGTTCTTTTTCATTGTCTTTTAAATTTCCTTCTTCTTTCTTGGATTCTCTAAATTCTCTGATTTTTCTTTCAAAAGGCTGTTCCATTGCTCTTAAATTTTATTTATCTGATTGAAAATGTACGAAATATCTTTTCTTACTTGGCAGTAAGATACTTTTTTGTTTTCTCCACTAGGAAGTTGTATGATTAATTGGCATTTAACATGGTCGTTGTATTTTATCTGGCAAGACATTTCATTATAGGTAATGAATGAGTCTTTCATGTAAAAAAACAATCTATCAAACATCAAGTATGTATCTTTATTTTTAGGTGTGTATTGAAAATCAGCTACATTTTGCATCTCACCACATTTTGCATAAAATAAGTCAATATATCTTTCCATTTTCTCTGTTGATGAGAATATTGAAGGAACGGAATTTTTTAAGGCAAAAGTGTTTATTTTATCTTCCTTCATTTTTAACACATCTCTAAAAATCTTTCTCTCTATCTCTCTGTTGTAAATAGCTAGTCTTACTTTATAAGTAAGCCATTCGAGTTGAAGATTTTTAAATAAATCAGGAAGCATGAGGTCTCTGCTTTTAATTTGTTCACCCATTATATGCTAAAAATTAAGTTATTCAAATAAAATTCTGTTGGTGTCTGTAAATTATCAAATATTTCATTCATTTCACTTATTGGCATATCGCTTGGGTCGTTTTCTGACTTACAAACTGCTATAAATGTAGTAAAATATCTTTTTAATTTCATACTATATTGTTTCATTTGTTGTGTAGTTCCTAAATCATAGAACATTACAACCATTTTTACGTTCTTTTTTTGTCTCAGTAAATCAATTTGAATGTCGCTTATTTTATTTCCGAAAGTAAAACAGCACCTCATTAATTCACTATCAAATAAATTCATTTTATTATCAACTCCCACTGAATCAAACATACCCTCAACCAGTATTACTATTTCGGTGCTATCGGTAACGTTATCAATCCCACCTAGAATGTGTCCAAAATCTGTATCATCAGAGTTCATGTATCTTAAAACTAATTGACATTCACCTTTTTTAGCCTTTTCAAGATTCTCTTTGTGCCATTCCTTGCTTTTTCTTGACCTAGCCATCCAGCTTACAAGTTCACCATTTTGAAAAATTTGAAAAATAATATAGTCGTGCAATTTTCTTTCAATCAAACTTTCAGTGAAGCAAGGTTTAAAAGTGTCATAGTGTTGTTTTAGGAAACCTCTGTTATCTAAGTACAAATCACTATTAATCAATTTTGTTCGATGTGGTAAATTTAATACTTTTTTGGTAATTTGTAAATCTTTTTCCTCAATATTTTCTTCTTCATCTAATAATCTGATTACATGATTAACTGAAATTGTTTTTTCAAAATCAATTAAATCATTTCTGCCTATCTGTTTTAAATAGTTGAATACACTTGTTTTTGTGTCACAGCTGCCCTTAAAACAGTGAAATATTCCACCTTCATCAATAAACAATACACCCCACTTCTCAGAATCACCACAAAAAGGGCAACGTGAGCGGTTTTTGAGCCACCCTTTTTGCCCAAATGGTCTTAGTTCTAATTCCTGTCTTACTTTGTGTTTATCGACTATCATACATTATCTGAATAATCGAATTTATCTCTAGTTTTCTTTGAACTATAGAAAGCCCCTTTGTCGTAATTAGTACAAATAGGATACATCCGCTTTGATAGTTTACTATACCTGACTTTATCAAAGTAGATACGTGCTATTTCTTTTTTCTCCTCTTCCATCGTCCTATTGCCTGAAAACACAAAATCAAACGGTTGCACTAATGTTCTATCTCCCTCAGTATTTGAACGACTAATAAATTTATCAGGGTCATTCCATATTGAAGGTGGAATATCACCAGTTTGCATACTTGTAATTATTCTAGTATCAGGAAGTTCTAAAGCAAGGTTTTTCATCATTTGAGCCACTCGCTTGAACTTTTCTTTTTTGTAGTCAGGGTCGGTGTCAATTTTCTTATTCTCTCCAGTAGCACATAAATCAAGTGAATCTATGATTATCAGGTGGGGGAATTTACCATTTCTGTTAAAATAATCAAATGTAACCTCTCTTATATCTACCATTGTAGGTTGACCCATTTGCTCAAAATTGTATATATCTATATCGTTACCTCTTTGAACAACTTGATTTATTAGCTTGTCTATTTTAGCTAATACTTCGGGTGTAATATTGCCTGAACGAATACTTTTAAAGTCAATATTGGCAAATATTTGAGTGTATTTATCTCGTGCCTTCTCTTTTGAATCCTCTAGTTGGAAATGTAATACATCATACCCTAATAAAGCACAGTGCATTCCTGACCATTTAAGGGCTGTTGATTTACCTACACCTGACATAAATATCCACATTGCAATTTCACCACCTTCCATTCCACCACCGCTAATCATGTCGATTATATCAATACCAAAAGGTATTTTGAGCTTTGTTTTACTATAATCTTCCTTTGCTTCCTGTCTTAGCTTGTTTTCTTTATGAAAATCTCTAAAAACACCCAACATTTTAGTTTCATCGGTTCTTAGTGTTATTTGATTGATTCTTATACTTTCTTTTGCTGACAATTCAATTGCTTCTTCCTGTTTGTTATCTTTAGAGTAAAGATTAAAGATTTGTTCATTCAGGTTTTGAAATTCTATTCGCTTTATAAAAACTTCTAATTGAGATATAATCAGCTCCTCATCAACTATAGGCGTTTCTCTAATTTTAGAGATTGCAGCCTGTACTTTTGCATTAGTTATGTATTGCTGAGAAGTTACACCCAATGAAGGTAATTTACCTGAATTGTTGAATTGATTAATTATACTCTGAATTATTAGTTTGTACTCCTCATATTCTTTATAAACGTATGAGTATTTAAAGTGTTTAACACAAATTGAGAGTACTGATTTTTTGAGAGTCATTAACTTGATTAATTCATCAAGAAAATTCTCTGATAGTTTTATTGTAGCCATTGAACGAAATTAAATTAGTTAGCAAATATATAAATTTTATACAGAATAAGCTTTAAAAGTTTTTGTTTTTTCTCTCAAAGTTGTTACCCCGATATAAGACATCATTGGAATATCATCATGGCTTCCAGTTCCCTCTAAAGTTCCTTTATCTTCTCTATAGGATATTGAGTTAAATTCACCAAATATTGTTTCAGTCATATTTCTAGTTTCACCCTCCATATATGGAATCTTTATTTCACCCCTCTCGAATATTGCACTGAGTGAAGGTAAACCTTCTTTACTATCTTTCTTTTTTGCTCCTGTAGTAACAAACTCTTTGACGTTTCTTAATCCTCTTTTTTTGACCATTCCTGCCATGATAGTTTGGAATCCATTTGTTTCACAAACAATCTCATTTGGTTTAAATCTAGCATCTATACCGATTATTTGATTCACTTGTTCTTCATAAGATGATGATTGTTTTCTCCATATATGAATTAGGTGATAATTATTATCATAATCAATTCCCCAAACTCCAAATACAGAATAGTCGCTACCTATTTTACCGCTTATAGCGAAATCACAAGCCAGTATAGTTCGCCTCATTTTAAAAGGGTACTCAAAAATTGAATTTGCAAAATTTATTTTCTCCATTCCTATTGTACTTCTTTCAAGAAACTCCCTAGGAAAAATAGATGTGTCGTTCGACATCGGTACACATAAATATTCTCTAGTGAACACAATTGAACCAACCGACCTACGAATAGAGTCAAGTTTTTCAAATGTGAATCGGTCTGGAGACAACAATCTTCCATCTGGCATTACAGCAGGATACTCAAATACCTTAAATGAAGGGTCTTTTTTGAGTGTTCCATAAATATCTTCATCATGGTATCTAGTTCCACTAATAATATGATTACCAAACGGCTCTACGATAGGTGTAAATGTTCCATACACTTTCTCTTTTATCTTTAATCTTTGTTCAATAGAATATAAAGACGATTCATCAGGAAGGTCATCTTCAATAACAAAGCCCACGTGTAATCCACGTGCGAACCCAAACGCACCTCTGATGTGAAGTATAGAACCTGTTTCTGTACTTATTCTCTTTGCCCCTAAATCAGCCTTTCCATTTGGATTTAATTTGTCAGAGAGTATCTCATTAAACTTTATCTCTTCTATTATCTTTTCTGTATGTTCTTTAGCCAGTGTTTCTACGTTGGTGACTAGCAATGTTTCTTTTCTGTTTTTATTATCAACAGTATCTACTCCAAAATAACTAGGTCTCTCATAACTGTATAATCTCCAGAGTGGTAATGCGTAACAAAACTCATAGCTTTTACCTGAACCGCGTTGAGCCACTATACACAAATTAGGATACAATTGAATCAAATTCCCAAACTCTAAATTTCTCCATTCCTGCCTGAAATTATGTAATACTGTTGTTTTGAAATAGTTATAGGAGAGCTTCTTTAAGCTTCTATCCATAGATATTTCAAGATTATCAAGATATTCCAACCTTTCTGTGTCAAGGGTTTTGTTAAGCTTCATAACCTCTGAAACCTGCCCATACATTTCTATCAAAAGATTATCTAAATCATCTCCAGAACCACCCATTAGTTCTATTATGGCTCTGTCTGGTAATGTATTTATTATTTCTTTTGTGTAGTTGTGAGCTACTTGAAGCTGCTTTTTGGTTATTTCTAGTTTGTTTGGAGTGCTTACCATATATATCTTCCTTCGATTTCAGTTAAATGCACTTTAGCTCCTAAACTTCTTTTTATTTCTTCTTTAAATTCTTTAGTAAGTAAAGTCTCTCCTTTAATAACCACATTAGTGTTCAGATTTAAAAATTTAAGATTTATTTCCTTGTATAATTCATCTCTTTCAAATTGTTGATGAGAAAAATCTTCACCTAAAACATTCTTAATTTTATCTCCAAGTTCAATATCAAAATTTTTATTCTCAAATAAAGTTGCTTGATAAATACTTTCTTTTGTGTACATTTTATCAGGTGTTGAATATAAAATTAATTCCCCATTCGGGTTTAAACAAGGTAACAATTTACTACATAACCAATTGCTAAATCTATTTAATCCAGTATCAACTATACATCTATTAACAAATAATATGTAGTCATCTATAACTATCTTATTTGTATGGTATCCTGTAGGAGGTTTTTTAAAAAACCTAGTGTCAAATATCAATGTGTCTTTATCGTTCTTATATAAAGAATTTATCTCTGTTGTTTTACCACTCCTTCGTGGCATTATGTAATGAGTTACTTTCATAGTTTTATCTTATCCATTTTTCATTTACTGTGAATTTTGCTGCAAATTCTTCTGCCTCTTCTAATGTCTCAAAATAATAAATATTTCTAGTTTTATCAATATAATCGAAACACACATTAGGTTTAACGTAAATAATTTTACTATCATCATTAAAGGAATATTTTTTATTTTCTACTAAAAACTGTTCCACACTACCAATGTATCTGTTACCAACATCATGTGCATCATATATTCCTTCTTTCTGTTCTTTGCTCCAAAACGTTTTCTTTTTGAATGGTAGGTAATAATATCTATTTGATTTACAAAAATCATTTACTTCTACTCTTACTAGAAAATCTGTGTTAAAATATTGCATAGTTTTCTAAAATTGAAATTTACTTTTTATGTAATCAATATCACTTAACCCCATCAAATCACCTTCTTCCCAATAAAATTTTAAAGAAATGTCCTTTTCGTCTTTATCTACCCTTATTTCAAACATTTCATCGTATGTTATATATCTATTAATAACACCAGTATAATTCGGATTCATTGTTTTTATCCACTCATTATATATTTCCTGATTAATAATTAAGATAGCGTGAGGTTTATTGTCAACATACCTATAATTAAGTGCTTTTAAAATCGTTGAAATAGATTCACCCAATCTTTTCTTTTGAGCTTCTAGTATAAGTCTATTTATATAATCATCATCAATTTTTATATGATTGTAAATATTACCTAACAATACAACAGGAGGAACTTTTATAAGCTCTATTTTTATATTTGTAAATTCCTTATTTTCATTAACTTCAATACCAACACTTATTACATCGTTTAGCTCCAATCCAGTTTCAATATCAAATACTTTAGTTCCTGTAGGTGTACCATCTGATTCCACCCTTATATTTATTTTCTTTTCCATATCTTTCTAAAACTGAAATTTAATTCTTAATCTTTCTTCTTTCTTTGTTGCTCCAGTTCCCTCACCTCGCAAGGCTCTAATGTAATTAATTATGAGGTCTGCATTGGCTCTTGTATCTCTCATTGCTCTGTGGGCATCAGTAAGAGATATTCCTACATTCTTACATAAAGTACCCAACTGATAGTTTTCTGACTCTATGTGTTTGCATCTACCTAATAGAAGGGTGTCTAGGAAAAAGCCATTATCTACATGTTTCCATAAATCACCACCATGTACTCTAAAAAAATCTTCAAAATGAGGGTTGTCAAACTTAATTATGTTTTGTCCACATAGTATGAGTTTTGATTTAGTAATCTTAGTGTCTTTTATGAACTTCATTAATTCTTTGTACACCTCTTTACTATCTCTACCTTGTTCTATTTGTTGGCGAGTAATTCCGTTATGGTCTAATGCTGCTTGTTCAATACCTCTATCATCATACATTCTCATTACACCACTACTGTATTCAGCTATCTTGTTGAGATTTTCATTTAGAATGATAATTGCTATCTCAATTACTGCTGCTGTTTTTGACTTTAAAACTTTTAATTCGCTTTCACTAACTTCTTTGTCCGACCACTTCTCTACACCTGGTTTTAACCCTGTGGTTTCTAGGTCAAAGATGAAATAATTATATGAACTTTTCATGTTATTCTGATTTTTCCCCTAAGTTACCTACTATTGATATATTTATCATTGAATTTAATTCTTTTGATACATTTGTTAGATTCATAATGATTGTTCGGGTTTGCTGCTCTTCCTTAAAGGAAGTCATCATTTCGTTCATTATACTATGAATCTTGTCTTGAACTGTCTTTAGTTCTAATGTTTTATCGTTCATTATTTTTAAAATAAATTGTCTAATATTAATAAATCTGCATCTCTTTCTGTTTCATTTCTGTATTGCAGTAATACATTTGATACAACAGGTACTTTCTTTGAATCCTTTGGTGTTTCATTTAATAGGATACTAGGATATTGTTCATCATTCACCACTGAGTAAGAAAATATATCATACAGCTTATATCTTGATTGAAAAAGGTTATTAAAGAATATTGTCTTTTGCTTATTATCTTCCTCTTCATAACCTGAATTACTACCTTCACTAACAGAAATAGAAGTGTTTAATTCCATTAATGATTCAGCTATTAAATTGTCAGGTATTCTCTTGTAGTCATTCATTATAGATACTGCCTGAGTTAATTGAACCTTTTTAAGTAACTCTACTAGCTCAGATATAATTTGAGTATCTATTTTAGAGATTGGATTCACTTCTAATTCATCCCCAAAAGCTCCATAAAACTCTCTCTGCTTTTTTAGGTGGTGTAGCTGTATTGTGTTCATTTAATTAAAAGTTTGATTTGCTACAAGTTCATCATTTGCTTCATCACCCCAAGCCGTTATTATAAGATAACCATGTAGTGTTTCACATAACACAATAGGGTCTAATTCTACTTGATGTTTAGGTTGTAATTCTGTTTTGCCTAAAATTCTTTGTTTTGATTGTTTAAAGGCATTTACATCAAATAATTCTTCTATAGCAGCTATTTTTATAAATCTACTTACACCTGTTTTGTTAAAATCATTTGAGCTTATCTTTATATCTTCAAATCTATCAGTTAAATTTGTTCTCATTAAATAAAAATATCTATCTTGTTCTGGCAAGATTGAGTAAGCAATAGAACTTCTTCTTGTTTCTGAATATTCAAATAAATCAGAAACATAAACTTTGAAATTAGCCATGTCAGCAATATTCTTTTCAGGAATATCTCCAAGAAAAAACTTAGGGTCTCTAACATAAAGATTGTATTTTTCACATATCCTTTCTAATTTAAATTTGTTTTCAGGCTGAT